TCTCAAGGATGGCTTGTAGTTCGTCCGTATCTAGGTCGAGCGTACCCTTGTAGAATCCATCTCCGTTGTCCGCAAATGTGTTGCAGTACGCAACTTTCTGTCCCTGCCAATGAAAAGCAAGTTCAAGTTGAGTCGCTACTGCGCTTCCGTATCCAGCGATGTAAATATCACAATCGGTAGCATAAACCAGTTTCGCACCTGACCAAACACCCTTCTTGGTGTCAATATCAACATTCAAATATGTTTTAATTGTTATACTCATGTCTTAATTCCTTGTAGATATTTCTGATAATATTTCTGTGAAAGTCCGGCATCCTGCGTATCATCACTATCGGATTCGTACCATTTAGAAGCGATATAGTACATTAGAGGTTCCTGAAAAGTGTCATCGCAAGGAATGCTGGCTTCGGTAGCGGTAATATTCCAGACATTTGTAGAAGTGACCGCTTTTGCAAGTGTTACAGTTCCACCTAATGCAACTGCATCAGCCGTTACAGTCTTAGTGCCAGCCGTGCCACATGAGCCAATATGTCCCATTAGGTTAGTCCCTGCCGTCCTATCTGCATCTGTAGGATAGATATTGATATTTGTTGTGCTCGATGCTTTCATATAGAGGACGGGATAAGTCGCTTTAACCCATCCGGTGATATTCTGTAGATTGCTCAAATAAGCATATCCACTGGAATCCGTGTAGGTATAATAGTCATAAACGTCATCTATTGCGACATAGGCGGTGATTTTGTTGTTATTCGCATCAAATGACGAGTCTGGACGCTTTGTTCTTAAATCGTTCAATCCTAAGTTCAGCCATGAAACGATAACTGTGTCCGTCAGACGATAGGGAACAGCCGTATCGTACACCAGAGGACGTATTCTTGAGATGATTTCGTCTAATGTCATGTTCATGCCCCTATGCTGATTGTTCGCGGTAGAAAGCGTGTTTCCGCATCGTTTGAAGCCCTTGTGAGAAACGAATTGAATATGCCCTTATTGTACGTAGCCAACTGCGGGTTTGTGTACGGTTTGCCGGGACTCATCATCAATTCCGACTTCGCGCCTGCTATGATACCCTCTGCGTACCGTTCAACTATCCAATTCGGCACGTTCTGAGCATTAAATTCCGGTACAAGTATCACGCTTATCTTCATGCCTTGAGGAATTGCTCTCTGCGGTGCAAAATTAGCACTTACAAACCGAAGCGTGTTCTCGTTCACATAGGTATAGTACGCTTGCGGGTATTCATCGGCAGTCTCGAAATCGTGCGTGATATCGTTCCTAATCTTTAGGCTACTAATGTTCATTATCACGGCATTGTATGGTAACTTCAAATTATAGTCGGTCTGCCGAGCTACAACGTCTATCAGAGCCAAATCTTCTTTCCAAACCTTAGACTTGTAGAGGAGGTCACGGCAGACACGAGTAAGCATACGCTGGATAGTTGGAGCCAAGCACCCCGGAACATCTAGTGATACATCGTCAGCCAAGTCAAACAAATCTGCGATATTCTGAGGCATGTCGTCTCCTTATTAGAATGAGGCTTTCTCTAAAGCCTCCTGAGTCTTTTCCGTACCATCTCGCTTCATCTTCAAATATTCTTCTTTTGTTCCTTCGCCAAGTATGTCAAGTGGGAACGTCATTACTTTTCCAGTTATTTTTCTAGGTTCGTTAGGCAACTGCGTAAACTGCGGATAAGTTGCATGTCTGGCACATTCCACGAACCGTTCAGGTATAATGACCTCGTCCTCTCTCCTTATCACAAGAATTTCGCCGTTTACGCCTAAGTTCACATTGTCAGTATCGTTGGGATTGCTTTTGGCGTGAAACCGAACCTTGTAATATTTTTCTCCTTCAACTTTGGCGGGAGTAATGATTACTTCCTCGTTATCCTCGTTCTTGTAACCTACTGGCACTTCGCCTTCCTTGGAAATCCTCTTGATTGCAAAACCACCCTGCGGATGCTCTACTACGGTATGCTTTGAAGGGTCAAGTCCCTTCTTCTCCATTGAAATTTTAGCCCACTTCTCACTTGAAAACGGCTTGCCTGTTGCTCCGATTAAGAGCGAATCCTTTGCGAGTTCTTGACTCATCTTAGACTCCATTTGTTATTTTATTTTAGGGAAAAGCCCCATTGATGCCATCGCAGGGGCTAGATTCTACATCAACTCAACTTATGCGTCGTATGTTCCTGCGACAAATGTCTGAAGAACGTTGTTCGCATTAATGCCGGAGGTCATATTCAGAACAAATCCGGCTGTGCTGACCTTGCCAATAGGAATCGGAATAAGGTCAAACTTATTGCTTACTTCACCAACAAGTCCTGACATTACGGACGGAGCCGATGCCAAAGTGCTTGAAAGTGTAACGTCGTTGGCAGATATTCCCTGTCCTGCTGTCAGAACAGTTATGACGTACTCATGTCCGCCAATGATTATCTTGCTTCCTGCGCCAATGTACGTTCCAACAACGTTCGTATTGAAATGTCCAGTACGGTTTGACGGGGTGTCCATGACGAACTTAGCAATAGCATCGCCGCTTACTGCATCGCCGGGATTGACAAGCGCGTCAAAAGCATTGCGATAGTCTTTCCTATCCCAACGCAGATATACACCTTCGCCGTTGGAAGTAGATGTCTGGTTTGAAGCAGTCATCAAATCGCCACCGAAATACGGAGCGATACCTGCACCAACAGCCTTATCAACTAGCTGAGTAGCACCGTCTGTATCATAGAAACCTTCTATGTACGCGGCAACTCTGCTATTCTTGTTCCATTCGATGCTTGCGCCGTGTGTCGCCAAAGCCTGAACTTTGACATAATCGGGAACAAAGCCAAGGCAAATATAAGCCGCCGCGCCTGTTCCATTAAAAACTCCTGATACCATTCTCATTGTCGTTCTCCTTATTAAGAGAAGGGGTTGGAATCAACCAATCCCGCTTCTCATGTTAAAAAATCATCAGCTAGGGTTAGCAGTAGCCGCGCACTCAAGTCTGGCAATCCAGTTCTGATTGAGGATGCAAGCAGTCTGATAAGTCTTCCACGAAACATAACCAACCTGTCCAAGAGGATCGCTCTTGCTCGGCGTATTCGGATTGATGACCGCAGGAGTCACGGCTTCTTTTCCCTGAAGGGGAACGATAGCGTATGAATCACGAGCTACAACAATCAGAGGGTACACATCGCAAGCCGCCGCGCCTGTAACCTGAACACCGTTTGAAAGGAATGTCGTGCCACTTGCACCAGCCGCGAGCCAAGGCTCAAAAAGGGCTGTAAGTATGATACGGATACCTTCAATGGAACCGATTTCGCCTTCAAGAGCCTTCTCGCTGGACGAGTAGTTCTCGGAAGGTATGAATCCCGGTATTCCACGGATATCTGCGTCAAGATCAGTATGACCCATGGCAAAATATGCGGAACGCACAGGTTCAGTAGAAATCAGCGGGGATGCCTTGATTATTTCGGAAATCTCTTTGCCCTTCAAGCGTTTGAAGGAACGATAGATTTTGCGGAAGTCGCCACGGCTAGGAGCCGCAGTAACAAGAGCGCGGGAGACAACGCCATTGGCATAGAACACATTTGTTCCAGCTTTGATAACGTTGATACGAAGGCATTCCACGGTTTCAGCAATCTGTTCACCGCAAATCTTCATAGTCTGGTCAAGTACAGGGTCTTCATGGGTGTCTTCGATGACATCCGTGATTTTTACCGCATCGCCGTACTGTTCAAGTACGCAGTCGATATCGGTAAATGTAAGTTTCTGTCCGGCTGGCGGTATTCCTTCTGCTAGAGGCGCAGAAGCGCGAAGCAGGGATTCATACCTACGGAACTTACGGGTTTTGGTTGCATTCTTGGGCTGAGGGTCGGACTGCCCGAAACGTTCAACTACCATGAGGTACTGACCACGTTCAAGCAACTTCTTTGCGGCGAATCCCGCTGTTCTTGGAGAGATATCTCCATACGCTGTCATCATTTTCGTTACTCCTGTTTTAGTTTAACGAATGATTTGACGTACAGGAATCTCATGGACTCTCGAAGTACATTTCATCATCATCTTCTTTATCTTACTATATACGGTGTTAAAAATTTAACAACTCTAAATCTTACAAAAATGCAATTTTTATTTTTTCCTTGCATTTCGGGCATTTTATTTCAATGCTTCCCTGATTGGGAGAACCCTTCATAAGCAGTCGGTTGCAGTATAGGCAACGTACCTCGCCCGTAGTGTCTACGGACACAACGGGGTCAGTAAACCGCAAGTCGGTTTCCATCTTAATCCTCGGTTTCGTCCCATCCTGCGTTGAAGTCATTTTTATTGTCCTGTGTTGTGTTTTTCTTCCTATCGGAACCCGAAGATGTATCCGTATCATCAAGCAACGCATCCTTGCGTTCCTTAGCTTCCTTGGCTTCCTGTGTCTTTTTTACGGAATTAGCCTTGCCTATGGACTCCTTATACGCATCAAGTATGAATTTGGCATCGGCAGGATCGCTGGAGTTAGCCATCTTCTGTACACCTTTAGGCTGTTTTTCCATAAATGCCTTAAATCCGTCGGACTTTATAACATCGTGTACATCTGCATGGGAACGCATGACTTCTTCCATGAAAGAACGGTGCGCTATCTCGTTGCGGATATCCTGAATGTCGGATGCTTTGACCATGCTCTCCATTATCTTGGAAACTGCTTCTTCTGCCATCTGCTTTCCTGCTTGCATAGCCGTAGCTGTTATTACGTTAAATTCGTCTGGATAGTCAGTAAAAAACTGTTTAAGGTCTACGTCCGCATCGCCCATCTTTACTTTGCCGGACGCAATGGAATCACGGAACGTTTTCATGCTTTCAGGAGTCAGTTCAAAGGGTTTACGCTCGACAGCTTTTTCAGCAACCACCTTTGTATCTTTTGCAGTAGACTCAGTTTTCTGCTCGGTAGTTTTTGTCTCGGTTTTCTTAGTATCACCACCATCGAGCTGATTGGCTCTTGCTTCAAGTTTTTCCTGCGCTGTCTGCACTTTTGCTTCTTTATGTTTTTCTTTGCCCTCGGTATCATCTGCATTACTATCGGCACTTGTATCTTTGATATCCTTGTTCTCCTTTTTAGATTCAACTTTGTCGGCAGACTGTTTTTCTTTCTTGAGTCCTTTACCCTCAACTTTTGCGCCCTTGTCTGCTTTGGTTTCCTTGGCTGGCTTTGCAAACGCCTCATCAAAAGCGTCCTGTCCTGTCTGTCGTTCCTGTGCAAGTGACTGTTTTGTATTAGTCTGTGACTGCGTAGCTGTATCAGCTTTTGTCTGTGCCTGTGTAGTGTCCGAACTCGTATCATTCTGTAATTTTGTCTCATCTGTTGCAGTAGGCATTGTGTATGCTCTCCTTATTTAGATTTTTAAAAAAAAGGGCTACTTTAGAATTGCTTGGCACTTCTATTTCGCCCGTAACTACATCAAGTCATCAAGGAATATAGTCGATTTCAACCGTGACGCTTCCGAGTCCATTGGTTACGATAGAGGTAAAATCAGCCCCACCTGTAATTGTCAATGTCACGGTAGCCGCTACTGCGTGATAGGCAATTCCTGAAACTGCACCAGTCGCGACACCGGCAGAAGCCGTTGTGAATACGTTGATAGTCGAAGTATTGTATCTGTCAACATCCGATCCGTCGCCAATAGTCATTACTGCGGTTGTGTCCCCTGCGAATCCTGTAACTGCAAGAACTTTAGAGCAAAGGACTGTTGCGCTTACCGGAATGGCAGTCGTAAGTGCATATGTGCCAGATGCCGAACCGCCATCGGTAAATGATGCAACGCCGACTGTCTTTGTTATCTTCTTGATTGCCGTACCGCTTGCGAGGCTGTTCAGTTCAGCCGCCGTAGCCGTAAGTGCCGTTCCACCCTTTTTCAATGTGCTTCTGATATCAAGTGTCCCGTACACGGAAACATCGTTGTTCACGGTTTCCACTCTTCCAAAACTGTTACCTCTGCTCATGGTCGTTCTCCTGTTGATTTTTGATGAACTGTTTCGCTAAATCCGGTAGTTCAATAAGCTGATTAAGCAAATTCAACTGCGCCGTTTCAGCAACCGCCACCTGAGCGTTCACTTGTTCAGGTGGTCGCCCCTCATGGATTATGCGGAGCCGGTCACGCTTCTGCCTCAAAACTTTGAAAACAACTTTCGCACTGTCAATCTCATTGGCTCTTGCCAAACTCAATATGTCGTGCGACTCATCAAAATATTCTTTGATATTCATTTGATGGTACTACTATATTATATATTACAAAAATGTCAAGCAAATATGTAAATCTTACAAAATTGTAACTTATGGCTGAACCATGTTGGGATTGCCCTGAGACTGTCCC